GTTCTTGATTCCGTTGCCAATAAATTCGGCGGCTTTTCCGAGAGGATAAGCTGCGTAATTGACAAGGTGGGTTGCGGCACGACCTGCAGCACCCCAATGTGCTTTATTTGGATCCGTCGACTTGGTGGGTTGACGGAACGATTCCTCGAGGAGGAAATTACAGTCGGATGGATGCGAAGCCTTCCTAACTGTATATTCACTGGTGTGGATAGGAGACGCCAGTGATCGAGACCCGATCTCCTCACCGGAGTAGAACAATCCAAGTTCACGATCGGTGTAGTATGCGCGCTTGATGGCGATCCACAGCGGGTCATGCTTGTAAGAGTCCTCGAAGTTGTCGACGTAATCCCAATAGTTGGTGGACGATTTTACGAAGTTGTTTGTTGCCCCAGGTGGCTATTCGGATATTTAAAATTCGGGCTAAAATAACTTTGGGGTCTTTGATGCCTTTGGGCCATTGAAGCGAACAAAGAATGCGCTCTGTGTGTGGAGCATGGAAGAACATTTGGTATTCTTCATCCCACTCCAAATTGAATGACAAGAAATTCACTTGCCACCAATCAACCATATCCCAACACGTGGAAGTTAGTGTCACACCGAAATCGCGCCTAACAATGAACGCATGCAATTTAGGATTGAAGCTGGCCAAAGGGTCATCTTGTGACCAAGTTCTGTCGTCAGCAAGACCAAGGGCAGAAAGAAATTGTAAGTAATCGTCAAGAGTGTTGTTTGGATTTTCGGCCCAAGACCAAAGTTCAAGGAATTTGGCCCAGAGGTCGTTGTCAAATGCTGTGCAAACATGGCCAGTGAGATTGCCACCGGAACCGAAAGGACCTTTTTGAAAGACCCATCCGTTGGGCATGACAAGTGGTGTTTTGCACAATTGAACGTAATAATGAATAATACGGCGGTAATTGTCAGGTGTTTGAAATTCTGGTGCCAACATGGAATATTTGAATTCAGCAAGTGTTATGAGGAAGAACTCGAACAAAGTCGAATCACAAGCCTTCAAGTCATAAGACACTGCCTTCCGATGCTTAGCCCATTTGTGTGCCATTCGGTTGACACCGCCGTGAAAAATGTCTGCGCCGATTGCCGTATCTGCCATCAAATTTGCTGCAGAGTGACGAAGTTGCATGTCACGAAACAATCGCTGGCCTTTCATAGTATGAACAGCACAGACTGGTAAAATAGTTCGCAGGGAGTTTTCCAAGACTTTTTTAGTTTCGCGGAGCTCTCCTTTAACTGTAACCTGAGTGAAAG